GCGACGAAAGCAACGTTAGCATTACGTGTAACGTGCACGGGAATGATTACTTGTCGTCCATTCCAATCGACGGAAGCTTTCTCGAACATATCCGAAACCAGTGTCTCATTATTAAGCTGATCCTGAATAGGTCCAAGATAGAATTCCTTTAATATGCTAGCAAAGGTAGCAAGTGTAGCAGCCATTTTAAAACCTCCTTAAGTTTATGTTTATTTATATAAACGGCTTATTTTAAGAAATTATCTTTTGATAATAGATCCCTTAGCATTTTTGACGCACCGCCTACAGTCTTAGGTTTCTCACTAGGTGCAAGTTTGCCACGTGGCGCACTTGTTGAGCGAGGTCTTTGTAACGGCTCTGCTTGTTTATTCTCGGGTGATGCAGCCTTTTCCTGTCCTCCCTGAGATTCTACATAACGAGCAATTGCTTGTTCCTCAACACCTACAAGATAAGCATTGTACTGTTCAGCCAGTGCAGTCATATTAACATTAGGATCATTGACAACAGCTTTAAGGAGTACTTTTTGAGGAATGTTTGGATATACCTTTTCTATTTCTGCAAGTTCTGTTTTAAGTTTATTCTCTTCTTGAGCAACTTCAAACTTATACAGACGTTGATCTAGTGTTGAGTACTGGCTCTGCCATTCGGGGGCAGCACCTTTATCCTCAGTATCCAAATAATCATCTAACCAAGTTCTCTCTACCTGCGGCTGCTGAAAGGATTGTTGCTGCGCTTTTGATTGTTCTAGATTCTTGAGCTTTTCTTCTAGCCCAGAGACTCGACTCTTATACGTGTCAACCTCAGTTCTAAATTGATTTCTAGATTCTAAAACATTCTTAAAGCGAGAGTAAGGAACGCCATGTCCTTTATGTTGAGGGCTATTGTCATCAGGCTCAACATCATTGGTTTCAGTTTCAACTTCTTCTGAAGTCTCTACTTCAACCGTTACACTTTCTTTAGCCTCTGGATCAGCAGACTCTGTTTTAACGTCTTCTACTTTAATTTCCTGTACGGAACCACCAGTGGTGGCATCTACTGATAAAATATCTGACGGGGTATCATCACTAATATTGTTTGATACTTGTTCGAGCATTGATGCTCTTTGTTCTTCACTTAACATAAAGACTTTCTCCTTTTACGTCGATTGACGGTTAACAAGGTTTTATAAAAACCAAGAAAATTAACTACCACCCATAGACATGGGTGAGATAGTATCTGTGTCGTCCCATTTATTTTTGCCATTATGAAACTTTTCTTCATTTTTAGCAAACAGTTTTCCTGTATTCTTTTCCCACTCTAGTATCTCCCTTATTCCTGTAGGACGTTTTTCTAATTGTACTTCTTCTTCATAATCATCAACTTGGTCTAGACCCATTAAAGCTAAACCTGCAGCAAAAACTAAATCATCGTGTTTACCAGTATCAGCTTCGGGCTTTCCTTTAATGTTATAAACAAAGGTATTCATTTCAGTCATTAATCTAGGACAACGAATATCAAGTTGGTTTTGGGATACCCATTGGTGCAGCCTAGATAGTAGGAGAGGTCTAGACTGCTGCGTTGTAGAAAATCCCAAGTGTTCAGACCAGCGATTAGAGATCTTATCGTACTTCGTTCTTCGATAGAGGTGAGCATATCCCTCTTCACGAAGAGTCTCAATAATCGCCAAGCCATAACTATTTGATTCTACAACTACCAATGGGTTAAACTGAGCAAGTCCCTTAAGGACTTGTCTACTAAATTCTTTTAATGGTACTCTATCGTAAAAGGTTGCAACTACCTGAGATTTTTTTCTATCGGTCACATCCAATATTACCATTGCGCTATAATCACCACTAGGGCTACCTGAAGCAGTATCCACCCCAGCAACATACGTTCTATATTTTTTAGGATTGTTATAAATTTTCCAACCAATGAATGGGTCACCTCCTGAAACCTGAAAGACCATGGGAAAAAACTTTTTACCTGAAGTAACAAAAGCCGTTTCCGCAGTTATTGGATACTCTTGGTTAAAAGTATTAATATTGTTGAGGCATTTGCCTCTTAGTGTTTCTGCAAACCAATTTGCTTTTTTGGGTTCCAATTCATGATCCCCAATATAGCTTTTTTCTATAGTGCTTAAGCTACTTTTTTTCTTAGAGGTGTACTGAGGATTGTCTAACCAACTAATAAATAGCTTACTAAATCCATTGTCATCTGTCCATATAGTTTGTGCATCATTAAGACCATTGGCTGTAGTCTCTAAGATTATGTCAGCATTTGGTGTGGCTGTCTGAAAGACTGATTGAATGGTACGCTCTATATCATCATAGAAAGCAAACTCACTAAGGTGTAGACTATTGTATGTACTACCTCTGAAGGAATTGGATGATGCACTACCTACCTTAATATAACCACCATGAAAGAATACTAACTCATTAACATTAGCTGCTTCAGTCTTGAACTTAAGGAACTTAGGTAGACAGTTGTAGTATCTCCTATAGATTTCAAATATATTCTTAGCTGCATCTCTGGTATGTGCTAACACTGCCACCTTATAGTGTGGTGTAAAAAGACACTTATGGAATAGTTTAGCTGCAATGATAGTAGTCAATCCTAATTGTCTTGCCTTTAAAACATATATCCAAGGGTTGTCATCTAAGTTATATAAGAATCTTTGCTGCGCAATATTAGGTTTTAAAAGAACTAAGTCACCTTGTTTATCAACTATCTTTAAGTACTTGGTACAGAAATAATCAAAGTCATTCTTACATTTATTTATTTCAGTTTGTAGGTTCTTCTTCATATAAGTTTATAGTAATTACCCTTTTAGGTTCTTCCTCTAGTTCTTCCATGCCTTTCATAAAGTCCTCAATGATACTTAAATACTTTGGTTCCAAAGAGGGCTGGAGATATAAATAGTTATTCGTTTTCTTTTTCATTTAATATGTCCAATAAATCAGCTTCGTAATCACTAACAGAATCACTCCTGTTAATGTCTGCTAATAGTTTAAGTGCTTCTAGTTTTACTTTGCTACGGTTAGCAAAATGATTATGCGGGTCATCATTAGGAGTATCTAAGATAAGCTGAAGGATAAGAGACTTAAGATCATCAGACTTAACATCAGGTGTAGGTAAAGCCGCAATCATATCGCTTAAACAATTAAGTTTATGCCCATCTTTGAATGTATAAGCATAGTATTTGTCTTTTTTATCCTTCATTTTAATCCTTTTCTAAGTAAACTACCCCTTAATGTTACATTACCTAACATAACATAGCCCATATGGGGGAAAGAGGGTAGGCTATAGGCATTCTGCACTCTTTCTAATAGTATACTATAGGTTTGCATATAAAGTTCCTTACACCTCATCCATATGCAGCCAATGTGGGCTGGAATAATAATTATCTTTTAGTCTGTCCCTAACGTCTAAATCAAATCCTAAGATGCTCCAATCATAATCTAATACTGTGCAACTATACTCTTCTTCTAAGAACATTAATATATCTACATTATCATTGAACTCATCAGTAGATTCAATCTGTTCCTCTTCTACATTAACATTGACTTCTAATTTAGTTGGAAGTTTTTTTATCTTATCCTCATCAAAGTTTAAGTCATCTGTATCCCAACATATGTTCTGGATATATAATTTCATTTACTATGCTCCTTCCTGAATAACTTTAATCCAATCTGCCTCAACGTACCATCTCCTCATATCTGTCCACTGTATTAAATAATCTCCATTCTTCTTTTCTATTATTAGTCCTAAGTTTTCATTAGCATTAAAACCTTTCTTGTATTTATACTGAATCAAATCTCCTACCTTCATTCTGTCCTCCATTAACTAAAGTATGCTGCACTCTGGGGAATTGTATAATGCTGAGAGAGGAACTTTTTAATTGTCTTTAGTTTTATTTATTAAATTATTTATTATCTTCTGGTCCTGTTTTTCTATCTCACTGAGTCCTTTACTTCTGAGGATTAATATAAACTTATTTATTAGTTCGTTCTCTCTTTTGATCCCTCGTTCATATCCGCACCTTTTGCAAAGAGAGTCTCTTTTCTCAGCATCTTTATAGGTTTGTTTATTTTTATATTCTTTAACCTCG